ATTGACGGTGTCGCAGTAATGCATGATGAAATTAATAGTGACCAAGCATTATTATTAAGCACACTCAACAAACAAATCATTGTCGTTCCAGACAGAGACAAAACAGGACTTAAAATGTGCGATAGGGCATTAGAGTTAGGATATCAGGTTAGCTTACCAGTCTGGGAAGCCGATATCAAAGACGTTAATGATGCAGTAGTAAGGTATGGTAAGCTACCCACTCTATTGAGTATACTTCAGTCGGCTACAAACAGTAAAATAAAAATAGAAATGCAGAGGAAGAAAATTGCAAGTAGATTATAATAAAGTAGAAGTACAAAAGTTGTTTTTACAAATGATGTTAACCAATGGGGAATTATATACCCGTGTGATGAACATTATGAATGCAGATAATTTTGATAAATCAATTAGGCCAGCCGCAGAGTTTATTAAAGAGTATTGTGGCAAATATAGTATGTTGCCAGATCAAACACAAATCAAAGCAACGACAGGAATCGACATTGAATTGATTCCTGAGTTTGGAGAAAAACACACTGAATGGTTCTTACAAGAGTTTGAACAATTGACTAAGAGACAAGAACTAGAACGTGCTATTCTTAAAGCCGCAGACTTACTTGAGAAGGGTGACTTTGGTCCAGTTGAGAAACTAATCAAAGATGCAGTGCAAATTAGTTTGCAAAGAGACATGGGAACAGATTATTTCTTTGATCCTAAGGCACGTATCAACAAATACTTCAATGCAGGTGGACAACAAAGCACAGGCTGGCCTCAACTTGATAAACTATTGTATGGTGGTTTCAGTCGTGGTGAATTAAATATCTTTGCAGGTGGCTCTGGTTCAGGTAAATCATTAGTTATGATGAATATTGCATTGAACTGGTTGCAAATGGGTTTGAGTGGGGTTTACATCTCACTTGAATTGAGTGAAGAACTTACAAGTTTGCGTACTGATGCTATGTTAACTAGCATGAGCACTAGGGATATTCGTAAGAACATTGATGATGCACACTTAAAGATTAGAATGTCTAGCAAGAAGTCTGGTCAGTATCGTGTTAAGGGATTGCCTGCACAAAGCAACGTAAACGATATACGTAGTTATATCAAAGAAGTGCAGATCCAGACTGGTATCAAAGTTGACTTTGTGATGATTGATTATCTTGATTTGGTTATGCCTGTGTCTGTTAAAGTTAATCCTAACGATCAGTTTATTAAAGACAAATATGTTAGTGAAGAATTACGTAATTTAGCAAAAGACTTGGGTATATTAATGGTTACTGCTTCACAGTTGAATCGTAGTGCAGTTGAAGAAATTGAATTTGACCACAGTCACATTGCTGGTGGTATTTCAAAGATTAACACAGCAGATAACGTGTTTGGTATCTTTACAAGTCGTAGTATGCGTGAGCGGGGGAAATATCAAATTCAGTGTATGAAAAGTCGTAGTTCAACTGGTGTAGGTCAGAAAGTTGACTTAGAGTACAATATTGAAACAATGCGTATTACTGATGAGGATCCAGATGGATATGCTGACCAACAAGCAAAATATCGTCCATCTCCGAGTCCCAATGACATTATGAGTCAATTAAAACCCCAATCAACACTTATGTCTACTGAACCTATCATAGATCAAAAGACTGGAGAAATATTAGAACCCGACAACAAACGCATTGTAGCTGACGTACAGGGGTCAAAACTCAAATCTTTACTCAATTCCCTAAAGAAATAATTATCTAATAATAGCATAAATACTTGTAGGATAATTATATGCAAAAACAAACTCGCTCCCTTTTACAGGAACTAGAAGAACTCGGCAATAACCGTGATACAACTCACGTTATTGAGAGTAGGGCTCATAATATCATCAGTAGTGCCATTAATTTAATTGAAATGATTAATCGTCACTATCCTGAGGAACAAGCCCAACTACTAGAAAAGAAACTGTTAAGTGCTATCAAAAGCAAGGACAAAGCGAGATTTGCAAAATCTTTAAGGAAAAATCGTGAAACTGAATGAATTAAATCTAAATCAAGTAGTCGGTGACTATGGTGCCGCCGCACTGAAGCAAGTAGGTAATAGGATTACAGGCAAGGCTGAAGGTAACTTGTCAGTACAAGATAAGATTGCTAAAGATAAATTCATATCAGATTTTATCGGCAGAGCAAGTACTAATTTGAATAGTGCGATTCAGAGTGGATTAGTTGACCCTAAAGCAAAGGCTGCACCACAGGCAGCAGTTGCTAATCCTAACGCAAAGCCTAAACCAGTAATAAACAAAAAACCAACAGCTACACCACCTGGTCAACAGCCGGCGGCTCCTGCTTCGGCAAAACCAGTTGCGGCTCCTGGTCAACAACCGGCGGCTCCTGGTGCACCAAAAACACCAGAGCAAATTAGAAAAGAAAAACAAGCCGCCGCCGGTCAAGTAGCACAGCAACAAATGGGGGCCAATCCTGCTCCAACTAAGCCTGGTGCACCGGCTGCTCCAACTCAGCCGGCACCAGTACAACAATCGGGCATGACTCAAGATGGTAGACCACAATGGGATCCGGCTACAGGTAAGGGTGCTAAGTATGATGGTGTAACCGGAGAAGCTACTCCTGCCTATCAAGCTGAGTTAGATAAACAAAAAGCCGCAGGAGAAGAACAAGCAAAAGCTAGACTTGCCGCAACACAAAGCGCACAGCAAGCTACTGCATCTCCCACAGCTACTACGGCTTCAACACCATCAACTGCAACCGGTGCAAGTGCTGAACAAGCCGCACTTGATAAGATGAAACAAAAGAATCCTAAACTTGCAGGCATGATGGCACAGGCTGGAATGGATGCAGATGGGAATGATAAGATGACGCCACAACAAACTGCGGCACTTAAAGGTAGATTAAAAGCAGGCGCGGGTGCAACAAGTGGACAAAGCGGGTTCAAAAACTATGTAGGTGGCAGTGGTGAAAGAATGACAGGCGTTGATAAGAGTGGGGCACCGGTATTTCAAAAGATTCAACGTGAGGGAACTTATTCTAAATTAGATTATATTTTAGAAAGTATTATTAATATCAATGAAGCTCCGGCGGCACAATCTATTAGTCAATACTTACAGAATATGTTTACTCAGTATTTAAAAGTTCCTATTACTGATCCTGCTGTAAAGACACAAGTAAAAAAATTAGCTGATATGGCACAGGCTAGCTATCCAAAAATGACTAGTGCTCTTACTCAATTAGCTAATTTAGGTTTTGCTAGTAGTTACAGTCAAGGTAGTGGTGCTGAACAATCCGCAACAGCTTCTGCACCGGCATCAGCATTCGATGCTATTAAAGCAGGTGTACAACAAGGCATGGGTGGTACTGCTAGTGCCCCGACATCAACTACTTCTGGAACATCTACTTCTACCGCAACTACAGGTGGTGCTAGTACACCCGGAGCCGCTTCGGGTAGTCCGGAATATGACCAAGTAGTAACATTGATTAGCAAAATGTCTAAAGAAGAAAAACAACAATTACTTACCTTATTGACTAAGCCAGAGGCTGCTCCTGCAAATAATGCAGGTGCAGGAGCATTTGACCAGATGAGTAAGCAATTACAACAGCCAAAAACTACAGCTAATCCTATAGATACTCGACAACAAAAGTTGAATACTAATAAAGTTAAACCTGGTAATAAGGGTGCACCTACTCCGGACGAGCAAGCTAAATTACAGCAACGCATTCAACAACAATTGGCGACACAAGCATAATGAACTTATCTGAATCACTAGCATATTTACGTGATACTATTAACAGTATAAACACTGTTAACGAAGCCTTTACTGGCGGACATGCTCCCCACTTAGAAGATTCAGTATTCTTGGGTGGCACTCAAGGTGTTGCTGATGCTATCAATTCAGTTAACACTACTATTAAAAAGCCACAGACTGCAACAATTAAATGGGATGGTTATCCTGCATTAATTTTTGGTCACGGTACTGATGGTAAGTTTAGTATATCAGATAAACATATGTTTAACAAAACAGATGGTTCAGGTAGAGCAATATACAGTCCTGCACAATTTATTGAGTATGACAGGGCACGTGGTGTTGAGCGTAGTGGCTTGGCAGCTATTATTCCTTCAATATGGCCAGGACTAGCAACAGCGAGTAAAGGTACGTCTGGATATTATTGGGGTGATTTGTTATTCAGTCAACCACTAGAAAATCAAAATGGTGTATATGTTTTTAAAGCTAATCCAAAGGGCATCACATATACAGTAGATGCTAATAGTCAAATTGGTCAACAGCTTGCAGGTAAAGTTGCTGGCATAGCAGTGCATCAATATATTAAACCCGATGCTCCTGCTAAAGCAGAAAAAATGTCTGCTAAGGGACAAAAAGTTCATGCTACTGATTTTGCTGTATCATTAAATGGTAAACTAGGTGGATTAAAAGAAGATTCTGACGTTGCTATACTACCTAGTAAATTACCACAGACTCCCAAGATAGCAATGCCGGAGGCAGAACTAAAAGCTGTTAATGCTAAAATTAGTAAGTACGGCAAAGCACTTGATAAATTTTTAAATACTGATTACTTGGGTATACCATCAGATGGATTCAGAAATAACATGTTAGGTGTATATTTTAACAATAGAATCAGAGAAGGTAATCTAAATGACCTGTCTGATGGGTTCTATAAGTTCATTGAGAATAGAGCAATGAGCGGAGTTATGAAGCAGAAGTTATTGACTGGTTATGTGGATAAGAAAACAGGTAAACAATATCCAGGACATATTCCCGCTAACCCTGCAGGAGTACAAGCACTGATGGAAATTTGGTCATCTGTTTATATGTTAAAAACTGCTATATTAAATCAATTAAATCAAGCCGCAGAATCTAGTCCTGTACAGGGTGCATTAGATGACGGTACTAAAGGCCAAGAAGGATTCGTTGCTAACGGCTACAAATACGTAGATAGAATGGGTTTTAGCCGTCAAAACTTTGGTATTAAGTAACCAAAACCGATATTTTTTTGTGTTAGGCATAAATATATGTATGAGGCAGTAGGCTTCAAAACATTTAAGGAAATTTAAAATGGCACAATTTACAAAATCAAACGGTGACTTTCTACCGGTAATTAACTTTGATAGTCCAGCATACACAAACAGCGGCGCAAACGCTGTTAGTTCAGGTGCTACTGTTCAACCACAAGGCCCAAAGCTAGACTATTTCACAATCACAGCTTCTGGTTCAAGTGCATTGACAGGTACTCAAGTTAGCTTGATTATCCAAGCTACACAACAATTAGCTACAGTTTATATCTATGAATTCACAACTGCAGGTCCTGACACATTAGCAATGGCTGTTTATCCAACAGCCGCATGGACAGCTACTACATTACAAGCGGCAGTTCGTGCAGGATTGACAGCTGGTGGTGCAGCCAACGCAGTAGTTGCTACAGCTACAGCTACATTTACAGGTTAATCTTTAACTTGAATAAAAGGCCCGAGAAATTCTCGGGTTTTTTTACGGCCATTAAATAGTAGTATGAGTTACATTATTACTTGCTACACGTTGTTTGATATTACGCAAACAAATGTACCTAATCGCCAACGTCCGGAAGTAGACAAAGATGTGGATGAATGGAGATATAAAAGAAATACTCAAAGTAATTTTGATACAATTCAACAAGTTATTTCATTACGTAGTCAACCTGAATTATTGCGTAAACCCAAAAAAGAATTAATAAGATTTGACAAATTTACTGAGTTTGGATTCTTATTTGAACAACAAGAGGATGAAATGTATCCATGTTGGTCATTTGATTTTACAATACAACATCCTAGTGTATTTTATGATGGTGTTAATGAATTAGGTTCATTATACCGAGACTGTGATAATGTACCAATGTTACGTTGTGGTACTGAATGGAACAAACTTCCTGCACATTTAGATACGAGTGATGAATTAAGAAACGTCTATTTTAAGGTATTATCGAATGATGAATGATATTTTTACTAAACTAAAAAAAGTTATCCCCAAAGAAACAATCAATAATCTAGCGGATTTGTCAGTATTCAGGGATCAAGACGGATCTTATCATTTGTTTGACAAGTATATCATCAGACGAGTAAGTGATGAATATGAAGTGACTGTTAATTCATTTGATACAAATAAGACATTCTATACCCTAAAACATGCGGTTGCATGGTGTACATTTGATAAAAGAAACATGATAGTAGATTCAAACCGAATATACGATTTGGACAAAAAAGTAGCTGGTTTAGAGTCTACTATTCAAGGGCATCAAAAATTAATTAAAAGTGCTAAGAATATGGATGATAAATTAATATATCTAGCCAAGTTAGGGGAAGAAAAAATGAGAAAAAGACAGTTATATGACGAATTAGGTCGTTATATAGATACTTCTAAATCTTGGCAGACAACTAGGTTTAATACAAAACCCGTATAATAAATGAAAGAAAGATAAATATATTATATATTTCTTTGGAAACAACTATGAAACTAACTGATCTTGACAATT